CAATCACACCATTCAAATTCTCCACTACTGGAAAGTATATAACCATTATGATTACATTTATTACATTTATCTCTAAATGAATTCCATAATTCAAAACTTTGTTCATTTGATAATATAGTTATCATAATTCTTCCATATAAATGTTTTTTATATTATTTAACATTTTTTTTAATTCTTCCTCTGTAATCGGTCTAACAACATGACTATTACCAACATTTTTAGAACGTTTATAATAATACCACACTTTTTCATTAACAATTACAGAAAATGCAACATTACTAAATTTTCTAAAATCAGAAAATACCCAATCAATAAAATCTTTATATTCTTTAGATTTAATTTTTAATTTCTCTCTAAATCTTTTTATTCTTGCACCATACATAAGAAAAACTTCTGGTGCAAATTTAAAATTATCATCATTACTTAACTCTTTATATTTTTTAATATAATAAGATACAAAATCTCTAGTATTCCAATCATTAATATTCAATGATATAAAATTAGATGATGATGGTTTTTTTACTAATATTGGCATAAAAAATTATTGAAAAGAATTTAATGCTTTATTTATATCCCAATTACTTATATCTCTTTCTATTATTTCAAAGCCTTCTTGTTCATAAAGCATTTTACGAAATTGACAGTGACTTTTAATATATTTCTCTTTTTGAAGAAAATCAATATAACCACCGAATTTTTTATTTGGGTCATCTTTATTTGGTGTTATAGAACGCAATCTTTGAAAAACATCAACTTGACTTGACCCACCAGCAGCATTTATTACATAATGTAAACCAGGAATATCCACACCCTCATCCCACAAAGTAGATATAACACACTTTACATTTCCGTTATTCAATAAATCTTTAATTTCATTTCTATTTTCAGATGAATGTTCGCCATATACACAAACAGAATCAGGATATAAAGAATGTAATATATTACCGTGTGTTTTCTTATCTACAACAATAAGGACAGTTTTACCCATTCTATTTAACTTAGAAGCAATTCTAGTAATAATAATATTCCTAAATTCATTATTTATTATTGCTTCTTTATATATTGTAGAATAAGACTTAGAAGTAACTTCTACTTTAGGTATTTTATAAAAATAAATTTTAGCTGGTAATAACCAACCAGCATCAATCAATTCTTTATATGAAATTTTATAAATTACATTACCTATCGTTGCTTCAATAATCATATCTTCAGGCAAACCATACCCTGGAGTAGCACTAAGGCCAAAAATTGCCTGCGCATTCTTTAATTGATTAAATACAGTAACAGCAATAGATGACTTTGAATGATGTGCTTCATCATAAATAACAGTTTTAGCCGACTCAATGTATTGACGTAACTGAAATCTTTGTTCATTCGTTAATACATTATCACTACCTATTTTTTTGTAAGCCTGACCTTTACGTTCTTTTATAGCCGCACGACGCATTTTATATTGTATTTCATAAGCCATCACAGCAGATTGAACAGTCATTATAGTAATATCACCAAGTTCAAAATTAGTATCTCCAACTATACCGAATTTAATATTACCAGGAATATCATTTTTAAAATTATCTAATGTTTGATAAGCTATATCTATACTATTACATAAAAATACTACAGGAAAGAGTCTAGATTGGTCTATAAAAGCAGCAGCTATTTTTGTCTTACCACTACGTGGAGGAGATTGAACTATTCCTCTTTTGTACTTAAACATAGAATCTAAAGCAGATAATTGGTGCGGACGTAATGAATAGTTACCCTGCTGTTCTAAACGAGGAATATCATTAAAATTTTCTATAGAATATGGAATATTCTTTGATTTTAAATAATCTTCTACTTTATATATTAAACCAGATTTAAAAGTTTTATTTTTTTTATTATAAAGTCTTTGATAACCATCCCATTCATTCATCAAATAAGCTGTTGAAAACAAATATCCTGTCTTTCTAAAAGACAGTAAATCATATAATTCATTATCTAATTCAAAATTACCTCCAATCAATGTAGTCTTAATTGGAGAATATTTAAGTATCACCATACTTTAATTACTTGGAGGACAAATTTTCCAACCACGTTGTTTTAATTCATTTAAAATACTATCAATATAAATAGTTTCAATACCTACATAATCTTCAACTTTACCATTAAAATTAGGTATTTCATTTATTTTATCAAGATAAACATCAGTATATTGTCTAATAATATTATTAATAACATCTAATTCAGATTGATTAAATTCTATATTTGATGGTATAATTTCATAACCTAATTCATACAACTTGTCAAACACTAATTTTATAGATTCATATAATGATTCTCGTTCTTTATCATTTTCAACATTAAAATACTCTACTAATTTATTTATAATCGATTCAGAATTCATTTTTTCTTAGATTCAACTACATAAGATACATTAGTTCTTAATGAACATGCTGGGTGATTTATTTCTAAAACACAAGATGTAATATATGAACTATTCTCATAAATATCAAGTAAATCTGAAAGTATAGTATAATCATTTTTAGAAATAGAAAATTTTTCTTTCATATTTTGTTTTTCATCTAATGTTAATGCAGCATTAAATGGAACTGTTTGCTTTTCAATATTAAAAACTATATCCTCAAAATATGGAGTTACGCCTTTATAACCAAGAGAAATATTTAAGTAACCATATGTAGGTATAATATCATTAACAATGATAGGCATATTTAACCATATATACTTATCACTATTTTTATTCTTTTTACATAAATAAAGTCTATATCCACATTTATAATAATAAACAGTTTCAACAAAATCTAATTGACTTAAACGCTCAAGCGGTAGTTCAAACTCTACAAATATTTCTACTGTTTGAATAGAAAAATCTTTAATAATAGATTTGGCTATTTTTTCAAGACTATCAACAGATAGAACAGAATTAGATAACGTTAAAAAATATTTTATAAATAACTCTGATTCAATGAAACTAGAAGTACTAATATTAAATTTAGCATTTACTCTTCTTTCACCTTTACCTTTTTTAGGTAAAATAACTGGTATTAATAAATTTTCAAGTTTAGATGTATAAGTAGCCATAGTAATTAACGAAGTTTCTTAAAATTAGAATAAGATAAACTATTTTCATCAAATACTATATTATTGTTATTAACCATAATAACATAAGAAGCAAATTCTGAATTTGTCATATGATTACCAAAATCCAGCTCAACTATAGTATCATATTTTGAATTATACGACATTAATTTTAAAAACTCATCCTGAGTTTTAGCTTCATCTTCAGATATTCTATTAAATCTAATTTTTCCACGCCTATCACGTATAATTCCGTACCAAAAATTCATAATAACCTCCATTTTTATTAAAAATAAAAATCAAATTCTTTAGAATCTCTTATATTTTTCAACTTATTTAAAGCTCTATCACGTAATTGCCTAACACGAACAAATTTTATATGTAATTGCTGACCTATAAATTCTAAAGTCTTCGGTTCACCATCGTTTCCTAAACCAAAATATAACCGAATGATTGCAGCTTCACGTTTATCTAAATATTTTAACAAAAATTCATTAATATCATTTAACGCAACAGTATCGCTGAAAGCATCTGATTCAAATTGACTAGTAAACATAAAAGGTTCAACACTATCATTTATATCATGTATATCTTCCAATTCCTCATCTTCTATCAAATATGACCTATGATTTTCATATATTTTATTTCTTGTTAAAGAAGACCTAATAAAAAAACGTATCCAATGAACTACAAATGAGAATAATTTTACATTTGGATAATTATTTACGTCAAACCTACAAATACCTACTGCCAACCCAAGGTTACCATCTTGAATAACATCCATAATATCTAAATTTCTTGGTAATTGAAACTCTTTTAATACATAAATAACAAAACGTAAATTTGCATTAATAAGTCTATGAAATGCATCCACGTCTTTTACTTTATAATCATTTTTAGATGGATTTGTTCCAATTTTTATTAATAATTCTTTCTCTATTTTTCTATCTATAGAATCATATTTAGACTTACTTAATTCATGTTTATAAATTTCAAACTGAGATTTCATACATAAATAAAAAATTTAATTTATCATATTATAACCATTCTTTGTAAAAAATTCGGTAATTCCAATTTTTTACCATTATTTTTAGCATCTAAATATCTCGTAGAACTTCCAGGACCACCACCCGCTGCTTCCATTTCTTTAACAAATTTTTGGTATCTATTACCTCTATTAAGTAATGACTTATCACTCTGCCTAAAACTATTTTCAAATAACCACACATGTGGACATACTGGAAGACCATTCATATAAAACTGACCATCTAATTTCTCGTGAAAATTAGTAACAAATTTAAATTTATTTTTCCATAATCTCATATTTACACCCAATGGCCAGTCAAAGTAATGATATGAATCATCAGCAGTAAATCTCATTCTAAAATCCCACATGTCTGAAGATTCATAAAAACCAGATTTAAATACAATTGGAAAATTAGAAGTCCACGTCATATCTGCATCTGGACCAAAAACATAATCACCCGTAGCCTTTTCTAACGCTCTATTCTTTTGCTGACCAAATGAATCAAACGGATGTTGAATTAAAATGAGTGGGATTTTGTTTTGATATGATTTAATAATATTTAATGTATTATCTTCACTACCACCATCTACAATTACTACTTCTTTCAATAAATCTTTTAAAATTCCATAAGTATAAACACAACACTCTAACATCCAACCTATAACTTCTTCTTCATCTTGACAAATAGATATTATAGATAATGAACTCATAAATCGCTTTATTAGTTTATTTACATTAAATTTTAATGGTGGTAATATTTGAATAGTACAAACTTTAATACTTTTTTAAAGTAGCCCAATAGCGCTCCGTTCCTACACCTTCTTCTTTTTCAATTCTCAAATTAGTATTTTCTATACTTTTTCTTACTAAATCTTTGCCGCATTTACAGCCATGCCATGTATTACCTATGCTTGTTCCTGTTTCATCGCATGGTATGTCTCTACCATGCATTATAAACATTCCTCCGATTTTAAGTTTTTTTGAAACTTCTTTAATATAAGAAGTAATAATTTCTTGAGATGGACAATGTTGAAAAACTATGTACTCAAATGCTACATCTATAGAATTATCTGGAACACCATCTAAATGCATACCATCTGTTTCTATAAATTTTATATGATTATATTTAGTATCGCTTAATCTCTTCTTAGCTATTTCAAGTAATTCTTTAGAAATATCAACTGCGTATAATTTATTACAATATTGAGCTATAAACATTGTCATTCTACCAAAACCACACCCTATTTCTAATACGGTATCTATAGGTGTAACTTTGAAATTTTCATAATATTCTTTCCCAAATACTCTTGGAAAAAACTCATTTTTTACATCTATATTACCAGACAAAGCAATATCATATTCAGATGCATTTGGAATAGCACATACATAACTACTAGCATCATGTATAGCACGCAAATTCCAATCTGATTTAAGAATACACAAATATTCATTAATATTAGTTTTATCTAAATTACTTAAATTATTGCAATGAATAGCTCTGCTATATTGTATAGCATCATCGAAATTAGACATACATTATTCCATTATTGATAAATTTTTTTCCATTTCAGAAACAAATTGTTCAAAACCACCAGATTTGAATTGTTTTATTCTATTTTCCATCACATTAGGGTGAGTACCAGTAAATTTATTAATAGTTTTATTTAAAACATGTTCTCTAAATAAATAAATGTAATCACATTTAGCACCAATTTTATTTTTCATTTCAAGCATTTTTGGGTCTGGAAAACCTATATCAACATATAATTGTTGAAAATCCCATTCTTTTTTCCACCCTTTTACTGGGTCTTTAACTTTACCATAATGAAAAATTTGAATATTACTATCAAATACTTTTTCATCATGTATTTGACCATCTGGATAAGCAAACTGTACGCCGTCACCTATTACTCTCCATGGAGAATTCATTTTAACAATTCTTACTAAACTATCGTAACAAAATGGAAAAGTAGTTTCATAATTAGCCATGAAATGTGTATAGTGTACTTTAGCAGCAGTAAGATTATTTAAAGATAAAATATTTACAATATCTTTTAACTCATCTAAAGAATCGTGATGAACCACCTCATCTGCTTGTAATTGAAATGCATAATCTGTATTTAAATGAGACATTGCAAAATTAGCTACACTAGATATTTCTGTAAAATGTAAAACCCAATTTCTATGTATAACTTTTATTTTATTAGGATACTCAAGCCTTAATTTTTCAACTAAATCTGCTGTATTATCTGTACTATTACATTCACAAATAACAAACTGGTCTACCACATCTATAATTGATTTAACAGATTCTTCAAATGGATAATCATAATCAATCATATTATATACATATGTAAAAGCACCTAAGGTCATAATATTTTTAATTATTATTAATTTATAAATGTGTATTTAATTGTAATATAAAGATAAAAACTTGTTGCCATAACGATTTCCATAAAAATACAAACTACCATTCCCATAACCATTACCTACTCCAGTACCTATTTTTCCTTGACCATCACCGAATCCGTTACCACTAATGTTCACAATCTCACCTGTACCTTTACCTGAAAAAATCATCTTGTTTAAAATATCAAACAAAGTAATATTCATAAAAGTATCCATAAATTGTATATGGTTATTATTGTTTATTATTAGCATTTGATTCAAGAGATATAGTTCTTATACCTTCATCAATAAACTTTCTAACTTCATCTCTCCATAAACCATATTTATGAACTACTCGGCTGAATTCTTCTACATCATGTTCTTCTATATAATATTTATCTTTTTCACTTTCATATCCTATATGTTCTAATTCATGAAATACAAGAGCTTCCCGTTGAACTTCATTAAGTTTTTGCCAAATTTCATAATTAAATTGTATTATATATACGTAACCAGAAGCAATATGATGTACACCTGAAACCATCTGACATTTACCCCAAAACTTTGCTTTATCAACAAATAAGTATAAAATAGGTGTGTTTCTAGGAAAGTTAAAATTACCTTCATTAATAAGATAATTTGCTATTTCTTTAGCTTCAACTGCTTCCCAATATTTTTCATTTTTTACATTTTTCATATATACCTCTTTAATATTTATTAAATTGTTTTATCATTTTTTGTTTCAATTGTTTATTTACTTCTTGTCTAATATTTCTTTGTTCTTTTTCATAACCAGCAACTTTTTTCTTTAATTGATTATTCTTTTCCATAATTTTTTTGCCGATTGGAACTCCATTCCATTCACCATCAATTTTTACATTAAAAACGTAATTTCCTGTTTCAACTATAAAATATCTTTCTGGATATTGGAGTAATAAATTTTGAGCTATTGATACCTTTTCCAAAATTATACAATTTTGCTCATTATCAAATAATGGTATTTTATATTCAATATATGTATTTAATTCAATATTACAATCTTTACACAATTTTACATTATCTTCGTATGAATTTCCGCATTTAGAACAAAATTTCATACTTTTATTGTTCAAAAAATGATAACGCAGAAATTAATTGATTTTTAGTATTTTCTTTAGAAAATCTTTTAGCAGTATTAATACCAGAAACTATTATATTTTCTGTATCTTTACAAAAATCAGTAACCATATTATACGCTAATTCTAGCATCCTTGCTAATGAACTATAATCGCCATCTTTATGGGATACATATGAATTAATACCGTGCTCCATATATACAGACCCGCCACCACCCGTAAAACCAACAACAAAACATCCACATGCCATAGCTTCCAAACCAGGAAGCCCAAGACCCTCTGGATAACTATGTGTTATAAATATTTTTGTATTTTGTAATTGTTTAGCAAACTCATCTTCATTACAATCTTCAATAATATTGATGTTATTTATAGCATCCTTAAATTGCTCAGAAAAAGATGAATCCAATACAGATTTAATTTTATTTACTGCTCCAATACCATCTTTTCTTTTTTGAATAGAAAATATATGTTTTCTATTGATAAAATTATCATTAGGACAATAAAATACATTATCATCTATAAATGGAGATACAATAAACCAATCATTATTATGTAAATGAGGTAAAGATACTTTATTATAATTATTACTAAACCATATAGTTATTCCCTTATAAGGATTTTGACGATTAACAAATACTTCACCTTGTATAAATGACACTTTATTACGAAAACCAGAACGAAGTATCGGTTCTATATTCTCATATCCTATTATTACATCTGTATACTTATTAGCAATTTTATGCATATCAGAATAACTAATATGCTTAACATTATATTTAAACCATTTAGGCAGTGTATTTATATTATCAAATACTATATAAGAATCATAACCTATCTCACGTTCTAATTGAGATAATTGATAATGAACTTTAATACCACCACTAACATCTTTTTTATCTGGAAGATAATGAAAAATTTTCATTGTTTTCACCTATCAAACATTATTTCACTTAATTTTTTACCAACTGGTAAAATATCATAATTTAATGCTTTCTGTAGTGCTTTTTGCCCTTTAATCTTATTCTCTTCTTGATGCTCAAAAGCATACCGCATTAAATAACGTAAATGCTCAATATCTGGAGAAGCCCATTTAGAACCCACATAATTACGAAAATAAGGAAGAACTTGAAGAGGCATATCTTCTAATTTATAATTCAATGGATAACCAACTTCATTATCAATAAAATCAGTCATGCCTGAATAATTTGTTGCTATAGATGGAACACCACAAGCAGCAGCTTCAACTATACCATTCCCAAAACCTTCGCATCTGGATGGCATTACAAAACACTGGTGTGCCACAATCATTTGAGGAACTAATGAAGGATAAAGAGAGTTAGATGTCACATAGATAGGTGCGTGCTGTAATTCACGTCCACCCATAACATCCTGTATAATCCATGATTTTACGTCAAGTTTTCGTTGATGTAATATAAAAAATAAACTTAACATGTGAATTGAAAAAAACACATCTTCACTAGGCTTAAATTCAGCAATAAACGCCTTTAATGCCAATTCTACTGATTTACGTTCTCCATAAGCACCCATCATTAGAAATCCAAACTTACGCCTATTTGATATAGGCATTGGTAAAACATTTGGATTAAAAATAGAAGTATCAACTGGATTCGGTACTATATGAATTGGTCTTTTTACTCCAAATTCTATTAACTTATTTCTACAAAAAGAACTATTGGTAACTACATCATCAACATTATTTAATTGGTCTATCCACCCTTTATGTAAATGTGACGTTTCAAATGTTGTATGAGCTATACGTTTTTTACCAGGCGGCATTAAATACTGATGGTCTCCTTCTGAAGACCTCATAACTACTCTATCCCAATAATCATTAGGTTTATTAATCATTTCTTTTATTTCCCAATCATCCATATGCATAGGCATATGATACTCTTCTGGAGCAATTGAAACATCTACTCCATTTCTTTTTAATCCTTTAGCAAGGTTACGAAGAACTATAGAAAAAGACCAGTCTCCATATATTTTACCTGTTATTAAAGCCTTTTTATCACTATAACAAGGATAATCTTTATAAGAATAATCATGTTTCTTATAAAACTTTATCTGTTGCGCTCTAGACAATTTATCTACTTCAGACATATTACCAAATACATCTACAGAAGTCTTATTTTCATAGTGTATGGCCTTAGCAGAAGGTACGTAATATGTTCTAAAATTAAATCTTCTAGCAGTAAAACAATAATCAACTTCTTCAAAATAGGCAGGATTAAACATCTCATCAAATAAAGGAACTACATCTAAACATTCTTTTTTTATGTAAAACAACGCACCAGTGACATATTCTTGTTCAGAAGGCTCTGTTTCTATTAATTCATTGTCGTTAAAACCAGCAAACTTATGCACCCCCCATCCAGTAACTCCTAAGAAAGCTCCTGCATGTTGAATTCTTCCATCAGGAAATAAAAGTCTTCCTCCAAGAATACCAGCATTATGTAAATTATTACTTTTTGATGCTTTATATAATTCTTCAATACAATTAGGTAATAATTCCATATCATTATTTGTAATAAGAACATCAGAATCTGGATATAATTGACGTGATAATTTTATACCATCATTACACCCACCAGCATATCCACGATTTATATTATTACAAATAATGTGAAAATTATTAGGATGAGATTTAAGCCATTCATTCAATTTTTCTTGCGTATTATCTGTAGACGCATTATCTACAATTATAACAGAAAAATCTTTAAACGTTTGACGTTCTAAACTTTTAAGAAATAATAATGTATAAAAAACATTATTATAAACAGGAGTAATAACAGTTATTTTTATCATACAATAATACGTCCTAAATTAGCATTATAACTAGAATTAACAATTTGTTCCATAACATCATTTAATATTTTATATTCATTTTGAATAGAAAAGTTTTCTCTTATTTTTTTACCTAATTGTTCTGCTTTTTGACGAGCAATATTGTATCCTGTGTATACTTTACGTAAACGATTCTTAGACTTTTCATAATCTGGATAAGCCCAGAATTGACCTTGACCCAATAAATTAGGCATCCATGACGCAGGAGTTACTTGGTCAAATTTATATTCTATTGTTGCTGCTAAATTACTATCAATAAAATCCATGTGACCTCCCCATCCAGTAACTACCACAGGCAAATCACATGCTACTGCTTCAAGAAGTGGCATAAAATAACCTTCGCCGTGTGTAAGTGATACAAAAGCATCACATTTTTTATAAAGAGAAGCCATTTCAGAATCAGTTAAATTACCATGAATAATATGTACTCTTCCAGAATATTTTGAACCAAGAATTTCACGCATACGTTCTAAAACAATATATCTATCTGGAGAAGAATTATTATTAATATATGTTTTTACAACTATACCAACATCACTATTATCACTAAATGCATCTAATACTGTAAGAATTGTTGCAGGTATATTTTTTCTATCTTCTCCAACACCTCCAGGAAGCCATTGTCCTACAGTTAGAAAATTAAACTTTGTAGGAAAATTTAAGTCAGATAGTAATTCTTTATTAAGTGAATTATTAAATATTTTTGTATCGACACCAGGATTTACTACATAAATTGGTACTGATACACCACATTTAATTAGTCTTTCTTTAACAAAGGAGGATAAAACAATTATTGCAGACATTTGATTACAATATTGTGCCCAAACAGATGGATATTGTTCTACTTCTAATCCAGCTGTTACGCCTATATTAACAGTAGAAGAAACTCTTCTAAATTCATGCGGAACACCTATTTGCATCCAAACAAAATCAGACCCTTCTGAAATTCTATTATTAGCCATAAAAATAAGAGCATCATCTACATCTTTCGATGGCTGAATTGTACTACTATACCCCCAACCAACTGGTACTAATGAAACATTATAATTACCGCTGTTAAATATATTCATAATTATATTACGGGATATAGTACCGTAACCACTTTGAGAAAAAGCAGGAGCTTGAATTATTATATTTTTTCTAGATGTCATATAATCCTCATAAAGTAATAAGTTCGTATCGTTTGTAATTTGAAGGTTGATTGTGAACTCTCTTTAGTAAATCATCCCATAACTTAACTGTAGTATTTATATTGTAATTTTTAATTATATGTTCTCTACCATCCAAACCTAATTTCTTTAAAGTCCCATTACGTTTCATTTGATAAGCTAATTCAAATGCATGTTGAATATCATCTATTGATACAAAATCTTGATAAATATAAGGATTACCGACTTGACCATAAATTGTACGAACGGTAGGTTTAAGTAAAATTCCAAATTCTTTTTCTCCGTCAGTCATTTGTTCGGACAATCCGCCAGTTGATACTGCAATATTTGGTGTGCCAGCGAGGAGTGATTCCATACAGGATAATCCAAAACCTTCATTAAAAGCTACGTTTATCGTAACATCAGCTATATTATATAATCTATTTAATTCATATGAACTAATTTTATTTTGATTGATAATTATAGGAGCCATGTTCACTTCGACATCTTTCATCAACGTTACTAAATCAGTACCATCTCTATCTATCGCTGTTGTATTCATTACAAGTGCAGATTTTTTATACTTATTCCAAAATCTCCTAAAAGCAATAATAACATCGGCGGTTCTTTTACGATAGATATTTCTGTTATTATAAAACAATACAAATTCTGGTTTTTCTGTAAAATTATTAAAAAGTGTATTTTTAGCTTGAATGATTTCTTCTTCATCAAGTGGGTAAAATTCTGTAGGGTCTCCTCCATGTGGTATGCATTCACAATCAACCCCATTACTACTCATTAAATTATATGAAAATTTAGATAACATAACAATCTTATCACAAGCTGAGTACCAAGGTAAGTTAAATTTGGGGAATGGTTCATTATCCCATGTGTGATAAAAAACAAGTTTAGTAACTTGTCTTATTTCATTATCCATTGTAAAAGCATATATAAAGAATCGTGGGTCAGAGAAAAGCACAGTAATGTCTGGACGTTCTTTTTGTATAACTGCACGTAACAATTGAGGGTTTCCATATCCATCTCCAGTCGGATACAATCTTACACCTTCAAAATTTACTGGATTTGGATTTTGTTGAATCAAAGAACCAGCTATAGAAACGAGTTCATAATCACCAGTTCTTAACAAACCCTTCATAAGTAGATATGCCTGAATACCAACTCCAGATTTAAGTCTAATGTCATCAGTTACAAACAATACTTTAATTCTTTTCATAACGCTCCATTATAAAATTATAAATAATATTTATTAATTGATGATAAGGATAACCCACATTGGTTAATTTATAAGAACAAATCATTGAATCAATATATTTTTCTGAATCTGCATGAAGACGTTCATCTGATAAACTCTCAATACCATAAAGTTTACGCAATCTCTCTAATCTTATATCGTCTGGACATTCAATTTTTATATCTAAAAACCCATATTGTTTTAACAAGTCTAATTCATTAGGATAACGAACATCATCAATAACATAATGTAAATATTTATTAGATAACATTTTTTTAAGAACTATATTTACCCAAAAGTTTTCATCAATAAGTTCTCTCACTTTATGTCCAGCATATTGTAATTTTATACGGTTTTTATTATCAGAAGGTAATTTTAAAGTAGTACGTAATATTTCATAGAATGAAGTATAATATTTTATAGGAAGTGAATATTTAAAAATAACATAAAGAAGTGTAATAAAAGGAGAATGAGTAATATTAAGAACATTTACTATGTTCTTTAAGGACTCTGCGAATGATAATCTTGTATAACCATATTTATTAATGAGATAATTTGATAGAGTAGTTTTACCACTACCCATTTTACCTGCAAAACAAATATTAGGATACATGAGGTTTTATATTATTGTAGATAAAATACCGAAGCACACGTAAATAAATATTCCTAGAATAAATATACATTTTTCCATTTTCAAATGCAAATCTTTCTTGAAAGTATATTTTATTACATGCATTTCTCCATATTTTCATTTTCTTAAAATAATAATTTTTAATAACTGAGGGTACAAATGCAGTATTGTAATGATATGAAAATAAAGTATCTATTATTCTTCTTAACATATCATCAGATAAAGTTAATAAATTATAATGAGATTTGGGTAAATTAAATTTATTATTCCATTGAGTTATTCTTACTAAAATAGTCATTTTATATGCATCGAATTCAGATTTTATTCTAAAATATGGATAAATTGGAAATAATATTATAGAAAATCCTATAATTAAAAACAATATACATATAATTGGAAAATAATTCAATATCATTAAAATAGAAGATAAAAATATTAACAAATTACCTATAGACTCTGGTAAGGATGTTAATAATAAATGAAATTTATTGTTTTTAAATTGATTAAGATGAACATATTCATGTGATAAAATTTCATTTATTATTTCATAAGAATTTTCTTTAAAGAATTTTTTAGATGGAAAATAGATAGTATTACGATAACATGTAATAGTATTTGAATTAAATTTATTTAAATTATAGATAAAAGATTTATCTTTATATTTAATTTTTACATTAGGAAATTCTTTTTTGATAAAATTTCTATAAAAATCATTCATAGGGTATTCTTTTGCCAGGGATTTTATTTCTTTTATGGTAAGAATAATGTATTATTTAGGTATTTAATTCTACAATTAAATCTGTGAACCGTGTTTTTTACGGTTCACAGATATGAGTGTCATACCGAAGGTATGAAAAATTATTTTATTTATTTTTATGATATGAATAGAGTCCTATTCCCTCCCTCCCCAACCTGACCATTTTTAATAGCTGTCATCGCTATATTAAGTTTTCAGTTTGTTTTAAAACATCGTGGAAAACTGAAATAATTCCACAGCGGTTTCTCTTACCGCCAAAACACACGTTGCCTGTTCCAATGGTCAATCTGAACCAAAGTTTCGCTGATTCTGCCTACAGCTTTTTTATGGCAAAATGTTAAAATTTACTGCATATTTTTACCTCATAAATTAATACATAATATACGATATTTTATCATAAATGTCAAATTTTTAATTAAAAAAATCAAATTTTATTAATTTGACTTTATACTTAATATAAAGTATATTATGGAAAATGTCAAATCAAAACGATAGAATTTTATGTTTAATATTATAGAACAAGGAAATATTAGATTAATTTACCCTCAAAAGGTTACAGCTATTACTAATGAATCCTGGACAAAAGCTAACATGTGGAATCGGTCCAGAATAGAAACATTAGATGGAAAAACTGTTTCTCAAGGATTCGGTAAATTTGTAAATTTAAATCAATATTGTAATGATTTAACTGTAACAACTTCAGATGTAATAGAAGCTATAAAGAATAATGACGCTATAGCTACTCTAAAAATAGACGGCTCATTACTTATACGTTCTGTTTATAATAATGATATTATTCTTAGAACTCGTGGCTCCTTTGACTATAAAGGATTAGAAAATTCATGGGAAGTTGATTCTATTTTTAAATATAAATATCCATTGATTTGGGATATAAATTTATATAATAATATGAGTTTATTATTTGAGTGGGTATCCCCAAATAATAAGATAATTATTAATTATGAAGAGCCTGAGCTTATTCTTATTGGAGCAGTGTATCATGATACTATGAAATATGCAAAAATGGATGAAATAATTCAAATTTCAAAAGTATTAAATGTTAAACACACTGAATTTTTTGTTCTTGATAATGAAGGATTTAATAATCTTATTGAAAAAACCAAAACAGATTCTACTGTAGAAGGTTGGGTTATAAGAATTCATAATGAACAAACACTTGTAAAAGTAAAATGTGACGCTTATTTACTTAAACATAGATTAAAAAATAACGTAAATATTGAGTATCTTATTGATATGTGGATTGATAACGGATGTTCATCAATTAATGACTTTATTAATTATTTTAAAGAAACATATGATGAAGAAATAACTTTGTGGGCTATGCCATTAATTTTAAAAATGTTTGAAAAAATAAACGAATTGAACAATGACATAAATAATATAAAAAATATTGTAAAAAATGCATTAAATAATAAAATGAATAGAAAAGATTTTGCAATAAATATGATGAATATTTATGGCAAAAGTAAAAAATTTTCATTAATAATGAATCTTTTCTCTGGAAAAGAAAATAATAATGATATTATACGTAATATTTTGTTAGAATCATTTAAGGAGTAGTGGTATTTTCTGCTTCTCTTGCTTCTATTTCCAATGGATTATTTTTATATCCATATTTAATAGTATACCATATATATTTAATAATAAATCCTAATCCCCACCATCCATATCTACGTGTTTGTTGTACATGTGTGTATTCATGTAATAATGCTTTTACAAATTTATCCTTATTGGATACAATATCTTGATGAATAAAAATTATTTCTCCATGTGATTGTCCTATAACTTTCATCCAGAATGGAAATAACCATTCTACTTCATATACATATGCATAATATCTATCATCAAATTTAGCAAATCTAAATTGATATTTTCCTAAATATAATAGTCTAAGTAATATTCCTATTAGACTACCTACATAAGGTCTATAAAATTTAAACATAATGACTTCTAATTAGTATAATATAAAAGATAACTAAAATTTGAATTATTACCACCAGTTATATCAACACGAAAGAATGCACCTGGAGCTACAAATCCTTTTAATGTAATCTCTTGTGTTGCACCTGAAGTAGCAAAGTGTCCATTGTATAAATCTACGATGAATCCTCCAATAATTAACTTAAAAAGTGAATCTTCTGGACTTCCAAAAAGTTTTGTTACACGTATACTTACATACATAGTTCTACCAGTCATATTTTGATAATTTATACCAGTATTAATAGAAATATTACCATCAGTGTAACTAAATTGATTCCATAAACCATGTACTCTATCTCCAATACCAATATCTAAAGTAGCAACATCTGCTCCATTCCAAAATGACACACTTCCAGTACTTATCTTACCAATAACTTCACGTAAAACATGTAAGTTTGTTTCTGGAGTAGTTTTCCAATTAGAATTTCCAGTTACACTTTTTATTTGATAACGCAATCTATCTAAATTATCTCTTAATGTATTATATCTATATAATGGCAAAGATGGGTTTTGTATATTTTCATCTATATCAGCACCTACGATTGTCTGTTGCATTGTATAAAATCTTCTTAAATCTTGGTATGAAGTAATATCATCTCCATTATCTGCTATATTTGCTTTACCTAAAAGAAGATAAGGAGAATTTATTAAAACATTATTATCATCAAAATTAATAGATGAAGTAGCTATAAAAGTTGGTTGTCCAGTTTGATTTGCCACTACCCAATAATCTCCATTTTGAAATCCAGAACTAGATAGTGAAGGTATTGAGCCAGAAAATAATACTCCATTTATAGATGCTGTTGCAGCGAATGGTGGATTGAATGCTATATATGCATTAGATGTTGGACTAATAACTGAACCACTATAGCTAAGAAAAGCATTCGTATTAGATTTATCAAATATTATTATACCATTTCCATGTTCTAATTTCCTATGGAATGATACTGAATCAACAAAACCTAAATCATTTAAAGATAACCCATGAGGATTTGTTGCGGTCGGGTTTCCAGTTCCTACTGCATGTGTATGGTCGTATAATGTAGCTAAACTTTGAACTATTGGATTTATATCATAAATACTATTAGATATACCCCAAGGTCGTGCCCATTCTCTTACGTCCTGAAATGTGTCTGGTGTTATTAAATTACCATTAGCTATAAATGTTGCTAGAGGTACTTGATTAGAACCAGATGGATAAACAGAAGATACAACAACTTTGTAATCTCCAAAGTATCTTTTATAATAAGTATTGCCTTGTGCATCATTTCCTACAGATGAAGACGATTGTTGATATTCTATAGTTACATATGCAATATTGCCATTTACTAACGTACCCCATGATTTATTAAATGTATTATCACCTTGGTTTATTGTTACAGGATTAGATAATATTATTATATCCATTCCATCTGTTATAGCCCAACCACGGTTAATAGATATAGATGAAACAGACCCTGTGACTGGTTTTAAATAATCAGAACCATATCCGCCACCTATGCCTCTGTATGTATTGGGGTTTATAAATGTATCTTGTATGGATTGTCTAAGATTAACAGGAATAGAACCACTAAATTGATGATTAAATTTAGCTAAAATAAATGCTGTTTGTTGTTTTATAGCTTCTTCTTTAGAAGTCTCAATAAAATTTAAATCAGCATCGGTAACTCTTTGAAACGGAAAGAAAAATGATTTATTCATAACAAATATTATACTCCTATGATTGTGGGTTTCCTATTTGTTGACCAGAACTACCTGATGTACTCATAAATATTGGTAAAGAATATAAATCTGCAATTCTTGGGTCAATAATAGATGCAGAAACATTTTGTAAACCCTTTAATGAAAAAGCATGTAATTCAAATTCATTGCTTCCAGATGCCCATACAGTAAATTTGGCTTGATGAAATTTATGATATGAACCAGACGGAAGCCCTAAATATCTAATACGTTCTTTTGTTAAATTATAATTATAATATGCTTTTTGTGCATTTAAATTACCACTATATATTACAAATTCATCTATAAATAAATTTTGACCATTTCTTATATTAAATGGTACACTTTGTGATGCTATACTTCCAGTATATGGTTTAAAACTTACTTGTGCTCCATCTATAAATAAATATAAACCATAATTTTTTACATATGAACCAGCAAAATAATGATAATTTTGAGGATAACCAGATTCAGATAGTATATTAGAAATAGAAGCAGTTACATTTTGTGATATAGATGCTGAACCAACAGTAAATTTAACATATTTTCCTAAAAAGTCAAATTCTATAGAATATCCACTG